ACACAAAGTCTGGACAAAATTAGAAAAACGAACAAATAGCATAATATTCAGGGAATACTTTTTCAGTAATATAATTTTATTAATTATTGCATTTATTTATTAGTTAATTTCTTATTCTTAATTACATTATAATAATATCTCTAGAATATTGTCCACACCATATCATCTGGTTGGTTTTGTCATTGTTGTATACCTCTCACTAGCTAACATGAATACAAACTGTCAATTCTCTAATATTTCCTACTTACATAATATGAACAATGAAATAGTAGGTGTAGAGAGGTTTAAGTACAATGATGTCGAATATGATATCAACGGTAGCCTGGTGGATTGCTTCTATAAAGGTGCTGAAACAATACCGACTCCCTCTCCAAATCTAAAATGTTTCTTCAATGCCTTATGTTTATGTTTAAGAGTGGAGAGTAAGGATTACATCAAGGTGATGAACAAGCTGAGGAATCAGTACTATGCCATGAGTATATGGACAGCTTCTGAGTTGAAGGAGTTGTTACGAGAACTGGATCCAAATGATTCTTATATGGCTACTTATTATTCAATCATTCATGTTTCAATATGTCTAGACATATGTATATGTATTCATGATGAAACATGGGACAGCCATTGTAAAACATTCGGTGATAGGAGTAAGTTGATGATTCACATGAAACTGGAAAGTAGGCACTATGAAGCCATAGATGACCCAACATATGACTACTTTGAGCTATCTTCAGTATTAGGTGGATATCTAGGTAGTTTAGATGATGACATAGATCTACCTAGCATGATTGAGCTGAAGGTTGAGACAAAACCATTGGGAGATGTTTTCACTGAGAGAGGCCAGTGGTACAATTCTCTTGCTAGTCTTGCTGAAAGTAATTTACATCAGCAAGTGCCTCAATTTAACTGCAACTTATTTTCTTCCATTGTAAGACTGAAGAAGTATTCTAGGCAGCAAGAGGTAGCAATGTTGTCACTCAATTTGGGAATGACTATAGAAGTTCGCTTGTTGTCATATCATGAGAACTTGTATAGTTTAGAAGGTGGTTTCAAGTGTGTAGGGCCAGGGAATGGCTTATTAGAGCTTATTTATGATGGCTCAACGAACAAGTGGTTTTTCCTAAAGATTTCAGGACTACTTGAAGTTGATCAGAATTATCAGGTGTTAGAAAAAGTGCATGACTTGGAGTCACTAATAAGACAACTAACACAGTCATTTGTACAACCTAGTAATTGGTATAGTAACAAACTGAAAATGATTGAGAAGTGTAAAACAATATTTCCACAGCGCAGAGAAGTGGACTATGAACCGTTTTTGAACAAGAATAAATTGTTATCACTTTGTTTCCTATCAAAAGAGTTGGAAAATCTGCTCACTATACTCCTAGTGGATAATGATATGGTCAATGTTGGGACGATATTAAAACCAAAAATTTATAAATACTGGGGTCAGAATCCTGAACTTACTAAGAAGCAGAAACATTTTTTATTGGACTCTGAAGGAAACCTATGGGGTGCTGTAAAAAGTGGTTTGCCAGTGACAGTTCTCAGAGATGACCAATATGATAAGGATTTCCCCACTCTTAGCTTCAGCAGGAAAACAGCAGAATTCCTGTTCACGAGTTACGATGATGATATACAGAAGTTAACAAATCCTGAACATAGTGGTTATGATGAATCTATGTATGGATTGTATGAGATGCATCCAAGGTTGAAAGTGCCAGAAACTAGTGAGATTGTTTCTCCTGATGAAACTGAAATTGTGATCAGCTTTGAAAATAGATTTGGTAATAGGAAGTATCATGACTTTCCTTCAATACCCGACAACAGAGCTTACTCATGCAAAATAAGCACAGTGAAAAACATTGTCCATGACTTCACTTTTGCCCTGTTTGGTGATGATCTAGATGTCTCTTTCACTGATGCTGGTCTCTTTATACCTGGAGATCCAGACAATAATAAGACCCCTGACATGATAATAAAACATGGGGAAAAACATTACAGTGTTATTGAGTTCACTACTAGAAACACTAATATGAGACCAGATGTAAGAAGCAGAGGTTGGGAAGATAAAACTCTCAAGTACAGAGATGCTATTCACAATAGGAGAGACCACTTCAAGATTAGCATAGATTACTATATAATCGTAGTGTGTCAAAATGGCGTTCAAACTAACCTGATGAATCTCCCCACAGAGACAATGGATGAATTGATCTATAGATATAAACTAGCAAGACAGATAGCCCTACAAATTGAGCAAAATTTAGAATATGACATAAAGGCTGACCAAGCGATGAAAATGGAGATCTCGTCTATAAAGAAGATTATAGAAGGAATAAGAATACATAAGGAAGATGGAGAATTGGATCCCAGTAAATTTATTAAACCATATACCATGGCTCATTATACTAAAGCTGTTGGGACACTAGAATCTGAAGATTATGATTACTTACACAAACTTGATACTTACGTCTCCAATAAATCCATGAGGAAGATGGAGAAACTGAAGCATCTTAATGATGTAAATATAAGAGCCTATAGAGATGAAATAAGAAATGAATCCATATTGATGATGCAATCAAGGAAAATGGAATATGAATCCAACTTTATAAAAAATGAAGAAGCTTACAGAACATCCAACGAGGCATCTGTTCAGCTTCCAATGTTAGTTCCCAAGATTGTGCGAGTTGTGGGAGTAAGCAACACACATGAGGAGGTCAGAAATGTAGTTGATGAAATCATTAGTACTTCTTCAATGAGTTCAACAGAAGAAGCTTGGAAACAAGGCATTTGTGGTTTCATGCATTATCTATATGAGATTGAAGATGGTAAATCGGATTTCTCTCTTGCAATGGAAGAACCAACTCTTTCCACTCAAATGGAGGATGATCTCAAAAAGATTAGGAATAAATTCAACAGAATTTCGATGGTGTTTGACATGGATGATAGGATAGATCTAGCAAAGATAGGAATAAATGGTAAGAAATATAGTAAGGATCCTGAGGTACTGGCTTACAGAAATGAGTCAAAGAAACCCTTCTCCTTATTCACATCCACTGATGACATTGAGAGGTTTATAAATGAAGAGTGTCTCCAATTGTTTACACCTCATGATCAAGAATTAGATAATAGTGTGTTAGACCTAATAAGTGATTCACTTAAGATTCATGGTTGTTCTTCTCAATCTAGACTGTTGGAGTCCTTAGACACATATCTCAAGAGCAAGGCATACCTATTCACTAAGTTTGTATCAGATTTGGCTGTTGAACTATCAATTTCTGTCAAGCAGAACTGTCAACCAAGAGAGTTTATTGTGAAAAGATTGAGGGATTTCCAAGTGTACGTTCTCATCAAATCAACTGGGAGTGATGGTAAAGTTTTCTTTTCTTTACTTTTTAGAGAGGATCAGGAGTTAAGCAAAATTATAAACACTACTTTCAAGAAAGTATCAAAACTAGGAGATAGGTTCCTCTACACTGATTTCATATCAGTGAACTATTCTAAACTGGTCAATTGGACTAGATGTGAATCTCTAATGTTGAGTTTATATGCTTTCTGGAGAGAGCAATATAATATCCCACCAAATATTGGTATCTCCAGTATACCAGATGAAGATTTCAACTCTGATTATCTCAAGATGTGGGCGAACTGTTTATTGGTACTCCTAAATGATAAGCACCAGACTGAGGAAGTCATCACTAGTACAAGATTCATACATATGGAGGCATTTGTGGAGACTCCTAACTGGCCTAAACCTCATAAGATGTTTGAAAAACTATCAACAATACCAAGATCTAGATTGGAAGTATTCTACATAAAGTCTGCCATTAAATTGATGGAATGCTACACAGAGACTCCCATTAGATTGGACAACAGTGGACCAATGAGGAGATGGTATAACATAAAAAATCCCTTTGTAACTGAAAATGGCTCACTGTCCAATTTTCCAAATCATGATGTAATGCTAAGTAGCATGTATTTAGGGTATCTCAAGAACAAAGATGAGGATCCAGAAGATAATGCATCAGGGCAACTCATATCTAAGATATTAGGGTATGAGGACAAGCTGCCCAGAGGTGAAGATAAGAAGTATTTGGGATTAGAAGACCCTCCAGTTGATCAGTGTAGTACCCACATGTATTCTATATCTCTGGTTAAAAGGATGTGTGATAGTTTTCTGGGAAGATTGAAAAGCGAGACAGGAGTTAGTGATCCTAAGGATTACCTGAGCACTTTATGTCTAGAGTATCTGTCACATGAGTTTTTAGAGTCTTTTGTGACCCTAAAAGCATCATCCAATTTTTCGGCTGAGTACTATGAGTACAGACCTAATGAAAATAAAAGAAGTAGACCGCAGACCGTTAACGAAGATCTACCTAAATCAGAATCTAACAGGAGAAACTATGGTAGGTCGAAAGTTATAGAAAAAATACAAACTATCTTAACTAAAAAGGATCCTAATGAAAAGTATAGGTTAGTTGTTGATCTTCTCAAAGAGTCTCTGGAGGAGGTTGAAAAGAATGCTTGCCTGCATGTGTGTATTTTCAGGAAGAACCAGCATGGAGGGCTTAGGGAGATTTATGTCTTAAATATATATGAGAGGATTGTACAAAAATGTGTTGAAGATCTTGCCAGAGCTATATTATCAGTCGTCCCTAGTGAGACTATGACCCATCCTAAGAACAAATTTCAAATTCCAAATAAACACAATATTGCAGCAAGAAAGGAATTTGGTGATAGCTACTTTACTGTGTGTACCAGTGATGATGCATCAAAATGGAATCAAGGTCACCATGTCTCAAAGTTTATAACCATATTAGTTAGGATTCTACCAAAATTCTGGCACGGCTTCATAGTTAGGGCATTACAATTATGGTTTCACAAAAGATTATTCTTGGGTGATGACTTACTTAGACTCTTTTGTGCAAATGATGTACTAAATACTACTGATGAAAAGGTCAAGAAAGTTCATGAGGTTTTTAAAGGAAGAGAGGTTGCTCCCTGGATGACAAGAGGTATGACTTATATAGAAACAGAATCAGGATTTATGCAAGGTATACTGCATTATATCAGCTCTCTGTTTCATGCTATATTCCTAGAGGATTTGGCAGAGAGGCAAAAGAAACAACTCCCACAGATGGCTAGGATAATACAACCAGATAATGAGTCTAATGTTATTATAGATTGCATGGAGTCATCAGATGATAGCTCAATGATGATATCATTCTCAACTAAATCTATGAATGACAGGCAAACATTTGCAATGCTTCTGTTGGTAGATAGAGCATTCTCCCTGAAAGAATACTATGGGGATATGTTAGGTATCTACAAATCTATAAAATCAACAACCGGAACAATATTTATGATGGAATTTAATATTGAGTTTTTCTTTGCAGGAGACACCCATAGACCAACAATTAGATGGGTGAATGCTGCACTGAATGTCTCTGAGCAAGAAACCTTGATCGCTAGTCAAGAGGAGATGTCAAACACTCTTAAGGATATATTGGAAGGTGGAGGGACGTTCTATCACACTTTCGTAACTCAAGTTGCTCAAGCAATGTTACACTATAGGATGTATGGGTCTTCAGTATCACCTCTATGGGGCAGCTACTGTTCGATGATTAAGTTGTCAAAAGATCCAGCTCTTGGATACTTTCTAATGGACCACCCAATGGCATCTGGGTTGATGGGGTTTGGATATAATCTATGGAAAACATGCAAGCAGTCATTCTTATCAGTGAAATATGCAGACATGCTAAATCTGGAATTCAATACTGAAAATTCAAAGAGGAAGATGACACCTGATATTGCTAATCTAGGAGTACTCTCTAGGACTACAACTGTTGGATTCGGCAACAAGACCAAATGGATGAAGATGTGTGATAGGATGCACTTAACAGATGATATCTTTGATTCTATCGAGCAAAATCCTAGAATACTATTTTTCCATGCTAAGAATGCAGAAGAAATGCAGCAGAAAATTGCTATCAAGATGAGAAGCCCAGGTGTTATGCAAAGCTTAGCAAAGACAAATACTCTTGGAAGAAGAGTTGCATCCTCAGTGTATTTTATATCTAGAAATGTATTGTTCAGCATGTCTGCTGGTGTAGAAACAGATGAGAAGAGAAAGACCTCTATTTTCAGAGAATTACTAAACAGCAACTCCAATGTGGTAAGTAAGATTGGCCAGAAAGAAGCTCAGATTCCTGGCGTCCAATCTTTAACAGAAGAGCCCAGTGATGATTTTTATTCAGTAGAAGGACTGAGAGAGGGTGTTATAAAGATGGTTTCAGTTTTAACTGACCTAACCATGGAACAATCAGAGAGGCTGTTGTCTGAAAAGTTTGGATTGACTCTTGATGATACTAAACTGAATGACTGGTTCATTGACGAAAATAAGTTAATGCATAAATTGTCCAAAGGATTCGGAATTAACATACACGTGTATATAAGCAGAGACCCTGAAGCAAGCTTTAAATTATGTCACACCTTTAAGTGCCTGACAAATTCTGAGAATCTGTACTTCATGCTAAATCCAAATTACTTATTAGTTAGAAGACAAGAGTCTAGCAGTATGTCTGATGAACATAGAAGACAAATACAAGAATCATACAAAGAGATACAGTCATTGTTCCCAGAAGAGACGGATTATTTAGAAATAGAATCCAATCTCTCCAGCCTAAATCTCAATATGGCTAGGAGTGGAATCAATCAAAGGAGAAGGGTGAGATCACAGATTCAATTGACTGGAACAGAACAGAGTTCAACATTCTCAGTGTATTCTGTTGCAAAGTTCATATGGTTCGGAGAAAAGGATGTACCAGCACACCCCAAAACATTAAAGATAGTTTGGAAAAAATACAAAGAGACCTGGCTCTGGCTCAGAGACACAATCGGAGACACCTTAGTAGGATCACCATTTGTTAGCTACATTCAGCTTAATAACTACCTATCTAGAGTGAGCACGAAGGGGAGAGTTCTGCATTTTGTAGGAACTATGGGCAAGGCTTCCTCAGGAAACGTCAACCTAATGACACTTATCAGAAATAATTTCTCCAATGGAATAGTTTTCTCTGGAGGTTTTACAGATGTGATAAAGAAAGAAAAAACTGAGGATTATAAATCTCTACTATCTAACTTAACAATGTTAAACCAATCACCTTTAAAATATGAGGAGAAGCTAGTTGCAATGACAGATCTCATAGTTGATAATAAGGATCTAGAATACTCAACATCTATGTTAGGTTCCAAAAGGAACAAGCTGGCTATAATACAAATGTTCTTGAGAACAGATCCTGACCTGAAGTTCTCTGGAGACTACAACACTCAGGATGCAGTGAATTTGGTTGAACATCATCTTGGCGAGTTTGATCAAAACCTTTCTCTTGGTGGTTTCAGGTCCTTAATAAGAATGGGGCAATTAGTGGAGAAAGAGTTGCTTGACAGTGGTATGGGATATGAGGAGCTGGAGAAAAACTTTGAAGATCTCACTATAAATAGTCTCAGTGCTTCTGCTAGAAGAGCATATTGTCAGTACATATACTGTGATAGGGTTCTAGAGGATGCATATCAACAGTATAACAAAAGAAAACCAACACAAAAAATGCTGCTAAGCTTAGAATTACTAAAAGCAGAAGCAGCTAATGATCCAACGAGGAACTGGTTGACAATGATTGGTCACAGGATTGTTAAGAGTAGTTATGACCTAATGAAACTGAGGGATGAAGCTAAATACTGTAGGAGAGACATTATGGAGAAGATAAGAATTGGTAATCTAGGTCTACTAGGTGGCTACGTCCAAAAGCAATCATATAACAGGGAGGAAAAGAAGTACTTCGGACCAGGTGTTTGGAGAGGTTATCTACATGATGTAGCAGTTCAGATTGAAGTAAACTCTGATCAAAATATGGAGTCTTACATCAAAAGTGTTAGTCTATCTAGTGCAATGCACCTATCAGATACTATACAATCATTGAAGGAATGGTCAAGAGAACATCGAGTGGGAAATTCCCACTACACTATGGCATATGGTAACAGAGACTGTGAAATGCTTGGGAGGATGTTTGAATTTCGAAGGGTACAAATGAGTGATAGAGATGGATGTCCAATAGTTCTAGATCCCAAGTTGATAATTCACCAGCCATTTTTGTCAGACTCATTCTGTATTGACATAACTGATCACTCTATAAGATTGCTTCAAGAGTGCACTGGTGAGAGAGCACCTTACACAACAGTGTTGACTGTTCATCTTTCAAAGAAAGATGTGATCACTAGTGAGCTACAGTCACAGCAGAATGTGAATATGATAAAAAGACTCAAAATGGATGATTGGCTTAAAGACTGGATATTGTGGAGAGACCAGAGAGCACCCACTAGTTTATTCACACAGATGAATTTGGGTCAGTTTCCAGATCTAGTTGATGAGAAAAGACTGAAGAGTTGGTGCAGAGAACTTTTTGAATCATCATTAGGCTACCAAAAGATAGTTCAACTATCTAAGCTAAGCAAGGCAGCAAGAGATAGGTTAGCTCATGATTATCCTGAGAGTATTCAAGAAGACAAGGAAGTTTGTGAAGAGTTGGAAAGTATGGAGTCACTATTAACCAGGATTAGCCAAGCATATAAAACTATTGATATGACAATAAAAGATGAAGACTTGGAACACCTGTATGAGTTGGCTAGAGATCTTGCTGAGGAGCAAGACGAAATCCAAATGGAGAAAGAGGCAGTTAATGTTTCTCTCTTTCATAAAATGTTCTTATCTTCAGTTAGGAAAATGGATACATTCATGGGAACAGATGATTTGAGATTAACTATGAATATAATTAAAGGTGAAAGTCGACAGAAACTGCCAGCGAGTTCAATGCACTACAAAAGGATTCTACAATTCATGTATGATGTGCCTGATTCACAGTTTCCTACTTATAACCCGCCTTCTTCAAGAGGGAGAGGAAGGAGGGGTAGAGGTAGGTCATACATGTTCTAGTTTGTGTGTTTGGATTATGCTAGAGAATATTGGACATTTGATTGGATATATGGGCTTCGGCCCATATCCGATATTTAATTAATATCTACCTTTAATATAAGTATTTTCCTAGTGATATATTAAATCAAAATCCAGCGTGTTATCTGAATTTGGCAAAACTTCCAAACCAATATTTATGGCATTGATACAGCTATTAACATCATACACCCCAAGTATGTGCCCATCTACAGTCAATACAAATAAGGTACCTCGAATATCAACCCTTATGCTTGTTCTCTCAGATCTAGCTATCCCTTCATCATAATGAACCTTACGCAAACCACTATCCGCACAACCGTACCAATCCCACCTATCACGCTCTATCTTCCCATTCTCTTGGCAAATAGTGTTAACTATTTTCAGCACACCATTTGTAGATCTAACACCCATTTCTAAGATAAAACCCTCTTGGAGGTGTATCCATGTTTGTAGTGTAAAGAAGTCTAATGAGAGAGTCGATCCAGTAATGATGATAACCTGAGTTTTAACAGGAATTGAGAATACTTTGTACTTCCTTATTTTTGTAGTTATCAATTTTGGATTATCAGTCTTGGAGTGATAGTAACCCATACTATCGCAAGAACAAACTTTAATAAAACTGTTATAAAGTAGATAGAGAACTCCTCTGTCGTTGAAGAATACACAATCTTTATAATTATATTTAAAGTTAATACTTAAGAGAAACGAAATATTGATGAAAGAGTTTTTTTGTTTTTGTTGTCCAGGACTTTGTGT